TTATAAGAAATGCGCCGTATGCAAATCTTTTTTGGGCTAGGACTGCATTAAACTACGCTTTTTTGTATAATATCCAGGAAGCATTTAATCCAGGCTATCTCAAACGCATGGAACGGCGAGTTCAGAAAGAATACGGTCAGGAATTTATCCGCGAGCCGATTGACATGAAACCAACGACTAGCCCGCTAAGAAAAGCAACATGGCCGGCCTTTGAACCTATTCAGGATTTGATGCGATGACTGTAAACGCTACAACGGAAACCAGGAAACAATATACTGGTAATTCTGGTTACACCACTAGCACGGATTTCACTGCTAGCTTTAATTATTTAAGCACTTCTGAAATCCAGGTCGTTCATACCAATACGACTACGGCTACCGATACAAATTACGTTGAAGGAACGCATTATAGTGTTCAATCTGGCGCTTCTGCTACCAGCGTGACCATCCGTTTTCTTTCTAGTCATGTCCCTACTGCCACCACGGAATACATTACTATTTCGCGGAACATGACGTTTTCACAAGACACAGATTACACCGAAGGGAGTGCGCTAGATGCTGAAACGCTAGAGCAGAACTTTGACAAAGCAATCATGATTGCGCAGCAGATTAACAATAATCTGACTGACTTGAATTTAAGTTTTACAGCAACCAACGATTTTAACACCACCGCCGCCGCAGCCAGCGATATTACCGTTAGCAAAGCAAATCGCGCAAGCAAAGCAATCAAGTTTGATGCTAACGGCGATGTTGGGGTTAGCACCTACGATCCCGATGAACAAGTTGCTGATGCTACAACGCAGGCAACTAATGCTGCTAGTTCAGCGACAGCGGCAGCAACATCAGCTACGGCTGCTGCGACATCTGCGACAGCAGCAGCAAGTTCTCAAACGGCAGCAGCATCTTCTGCTACAAGTGCAGCATCATCAGAAACTAATGCTGCTTCTTCAGCTACTGCGGCTGCTAGTTCAGCAACCAGTGCCGCTGCTTCTGCTTCTACTGCTTCGGCATCATCAATTGCTATGGCAATAGCTTTAGGATAAACATGGCTTCATTTGAAAGATACACAAAAAACGATGTCACTTCTGTTCAAACAGTACATACATCGAATGCTTCTGATGCAGCACAAGCTGACATCTTGATTGGTTTTTCCATAGCCAATACACACGCATCTAGCACCGCGACAGTCGATGCCTACATCAATGATGGATCAGACGACATCTATTTAGCTAAAGGCGCACAGATTCCTGCTGGTGGTGGAATTGAAGTAATTCAGGGAAAGATTGTTCTCGATAACAATGATGCAGTTAAAGTTAGTTCAGATGTTGCAGTCGATTGCTGGCTTTCTGTATTAGACAACGCAAGTGCTTAATATGAAGAAAACAGGAACTCTTAATACTGGTGTTCAGGAAACAACCAAGAACAAGCTTGATCTAAGAGCAGAGAATAAAACTGTTCTTCAGGCTGATTCTTCAGGTTTGACAGGACATGTATCGTCAACGGAATCTGGATTGTTTAGAAACCCAGCAACCATTAACTCTTCTGTAACAATAAGTGCAGATGAAAATGCAGTAATGGCAGGACCAGTAACAATTGGTACAAATGGATCTCTTACTGTTAATGGAACTTTGGTGATCGTATGACAGTAATAACAGACAACGGAATAAAACATTCAAATGGAACAACTGCAATTACTATTAATTCTGACGGAAGTTTGTCAGGGAAATTTGAGGGAGCCGTGAAGTTTGTAAGTAATTATAAAGCATCTGGAAATCCAACTGATACTAATAAGGTTAGGATAGCATACGGAATAACAGCTAGTTATTACGGAGGTAGTTATATGGGTTTTGGGTTTGGTCAACCTGTTGCCGTTCAATCGCATAATGGTAGTTCTTGGGCTTGGACTTATATAAATGCCAGTACAACAATTGCTTCTGATTCAGGTTCTTTATCAAGTTCAAATTCAAGTGCCCCAACTGGAAATCATTATATGCAACAAGGTTTTACCTACACCATTGAAATGGACAAAGTATGATTATTTATCGAATAGAAAAACTAAGTGATGATGGTACTACTTATGTTGAAATGGTGGAGGCAAGTGAAGTTGGGATTAAAGAATTTCATGGTGATACTGAAGGTGCAAAAATAATTGCTGGAAAACATGAACAATGGCATTTAGTTGAAACGTATGAAGTCCCAGATCCACCTAGTGAGGCATCATGAGTTCTGAAATAAAAGTAACCAACATCAAGCACTCTAGTTCTGGCAGTAACAATCTGGTGCTGGCGAGTGATGGGAATGTAAGTATTACTAATACTTTAAGTGCAGGGACTATTGGTTCAAATGTTAATATAGCAGATGGAGCAAGCCCTCATGGGTGGCAACATATAGGTACAAAGCATTATAATACTAATACTAGCCCAACTGATTCGTCTTATTTCCCATTAGTAAATGAAGCAGGAAGCACATTAACAGTATCCAGTGAATTTTCTGCATACAAAATATATTTTCAACTTAGTAATTCTACTGGTACTAAAGATTTAAGGTTTCAGTTTATGACAGGGGCATCAACCTACCATTCAACAAATAATTACGTTTATTACACCGATTATAAAGAATCCGGTGGTGGCACAGGTAATTATTCAAATGATGGTAGCGCTAGTAAACTTTTTTTATTCACAGATGTTTTTCAAAATGCAGGTAGTCGTGGTGTACAAGGTGAAATTTGTATTTGGAATTGTTATGCAAGCGCTAGTGACACACCAACCATAGATGGAAATCAATATGACTCCACAAGAAATAATGGGTATATGCCTCATGGTTATTTCAAAACAGTAGGTCATAATGATGGAGATGCAGATCAATTAATTTATGGCGGGTTTAAAATAGATGCAAATCTATTTGTGACTGGCTTTACTTTTTTTTATGAAAGTAACGCAAGTATGTACCAAGGGTCTTGGCATTCACTTTATGGATTAAAATTAGCATGATAAGAATACAACATAATCCTGGCAACCCTGCCGAAGGAACTAACCAAAAAGAAGTACATCAAAAAGCATTAAGAAATAAATATTTAGCTCAGTCTGATATATACATGATTGAAGATTATCCAACTGATAAAAAAACTGAATGGAAAGCATACAGAAAAGCACTAAGAGACATGGATTTTAGCGATTTAGATAATTTAAATTGGCCCAATAAACCCGAATAATAATCATGCCTAGCGATCTTCAAGTATCAAACATTCGTGACCTAACTAACGCTAATTCAGCGATTAGTATTGCTTCAGATGGTCAGATAACTGTTAATCAAAATAATCCTACGCTTACACTAGGGTCAAATACGACTTTTCCTAGTGGAATGATAACTTTTAGAAGTGCAGTCATTGAGGATTCTACCGATTCAGGCAATGTTACTACTGATGCCAGTAATTTGTTTATTGGGTTTGGAACTATTCAGGGGCCGATTGCATTAGCAACTGGTTTTCGGATGAATATTTATGCAACTGGTGGACAATTCAGCCTTGCAAGCAATACCAATTTTGGACCTGCAATAAATTATAAAACTGGATCAACATTTTCAGGCACTACAGATGGTGATGTTGTTAGAACAAATTTTTCAAGTAGCACCTCAAAGCAATCACAAACTTATACAAGGGTAGAAGTTTCAAACAGTTCAGGCAGTTCGGTTAATTATTATTTTAGACCTGCAGTTCAATCTTCAGACTCTAGAGGTAATATTCAATGGTTTGCTAATACCACATATGCAAAACGATTTTTATGGTATGAGTTTGTAAAAATATAAGTAGAAATAAATTATGAATGAATTATTTTACAACTGGCTGGCAAGTTTTGGCGTTCCTTATAAAGAAAATTTGGATGGTTCCTATAATTTTGAAAATTGGGATGATAAAACTGTCCCAAATCAATCAGAAATAGAATCTAAAAAAAATGAGTTAGATCAAGAATGGCAGAATTTACAATACCAACGTGATCGAGCATCCCAATACCCAAGCATCCAAGATCAGTTAGATATGCAATACCACGATGCAATAGATGGAACAACAACGTGGAAAGATGCAGTAGCTAAAGTCAAAGCAGACAATCCTAAGCCGTAATGGATCATCATTTTCCACCGCCTAACCCAGCGGATGCACAATACTACAATTACCCGACACCCGAACCGGAAGCGCTTATGGGCATAGATCAAATCATAACCCTAGTCGAGCGCGTGGGCTTGCCGGCAGTGATCATTGCCGCTGCGTTCTGGTTTATTCGCTATCAGTCAGAACAATCTAAGGGCGAGCGCGAAGAGATGTGGGCTAAAGATACGACTAACGATGAGCGGCTGATGAAGCTAGTTGAAACATCAACGACCATTATGCAGGAAATGCGCGCTAGCATTGACAAAAACAGTGAAACCATGAAGGAGCTAATTACTGAATTCAGATTTATTCAGAACAGGAAAAATGGCTGAAACGATAGAAAAGATCACCAGGACTGATCCTGGTAATGGCAAAAGAGAATTTACCGTCACAGAAAAGATTGTTCTGCGGCGTGCTAGCTTTCGGTTCCTGCTAGCAATCCTAATCCTAGCAATCTACGCATTCACCATTTATTCGCTAATGTACCATCCAACCCAAATGGATGACAAAACTAGCACGCTTCTAGTTAGTGTGATTGGCGCGCTCACAGTTTTAATATCGCAAATAGGAAGCTTCATGTATGGCGATCCCAAGAGCGATACTTCTGACAACAACGACAATAACAACGGTAAAGAACAGAAAGAAGCAGATGTTACAAAGCCTTAAATTCTTCTATGACTTTTTTAACCCTAAACAAGAAAGGAGCGACATGCTCAACCTCATCCTGCCCGCTGTGGCTAACATGCTCAAAGGCATGGTGCTAGACAAAGCCCAGAGCCTAGCAAGCGAACATTTAGAAAAGCATCTTGACGAGCTTCCAAAAGAAGTTAAAGAAGCGCTGGATGGCGCTGTCAATGATGATGGCAGCCACGCTCACAAATCCCTCATGGATCTGGTCAAGGGATAATCTTTTAGCTATGCGGATCACTAAAAACTTCAGTCTTCAAGAACTGGTCTACAGCCCTACTGCTTTGCACGCCGGCATAGACCAGGAAGAGCATTTGGACAACAACGCGGTTGCTAGATTGACCACGTTGACCATTGAGGTGCTGCAAAAAGTGCGTGACAAATTTGGCCCGACTAAAGTGAATTCATGCTTTAGATCCAGGCCGCTGAATGATCTTGTCAACGGGTCACCGAATTCACAGCATTGTTGTTTCGGAGATCATACCGGCGCAGCAGCCGATATAGAAATCGTTAGTGAAGATGTTAGCAACCTGGAGCTAGCAGAATGGATTCGCGACAATCTGGAATTTGATCAGCTTATCCTGGAAAACTATCAGCCGGATCGAGTGAGCAAGATCACCGGCAAGCCGGAAGGACCGAACAGCGGTTGGGTGCATGTTAGCTACAACTCTGTCGGTGAGAACCGGAAAGAAATTCTCCGCATGGTCAAGAATCCGAAGTCAAAAAAAGCAGAGTATTTTCCAGGTTTAACTGACTAGGGGCTACTTCCAAGCGCCAGGTTTTTTGCTCATCCTTCCCTGGCGCGCCCCACTTTGCAGCGCAAAAACTCCCTTCACAGACACCTACAGCGCAAATTGAGCGCAAAAACTTTTCTTTGTTGTAAAAGGCGCAATGCCTTGCTATTAATGGTGCTCCCGCCGCGACTCGAACGCAGAGCTAGGGATTAGGAAGACTTTAAGATACCAGTAACAGCAAGACTTTGCGAGGTGAGTGCATAAACCAGTGCATAAACTAGGAGATTTTGGCTAGAGCTTGGGAACCTTCCAGCGCGGAGCGATTGACGTAACTGGCAAGTGTTGTGTCAATCGAGTAGTGACCCGCGAGCGCCATGACTTTAACAGCAGGCACATCGTTGGCAAGCATTTCCGTGATACCGGTGCGCCGCAAACAATGAAGCGGGTCACCTTTCAAGCCGGCAGCATTCCGTAGTTTACGAAACGCAGCAGAAACACTATTGCTGTAGGCAAACGCCGGTCTTCCATGACCGTCATCCAGAAACCACTTTTCCTCTGGCTGGCGCGCGAGCATGTCGTAGCGTAGCCATTGCAGCAGCGTTGGATGAATCTCAATTTTACGCGTTTGCTTTTTCTTGACCCTGAACAGTTTTCCTTCCTTGGGAAAGTCCTGCACGTTGTCAATGATAATGAAACCGTTCTTCAGATCAATGCGCTGGATCGGCAAGCTCCAAATCTCACCCAGGCGCATGATTTGATACCGTGCTAGCATGAACACCCGCATGTAGTTTAAGTTGCCTGTGTCGTCAATGACACGCCGGTACGCATTGATTTGATCAGCACTCCACACAGTCGGCTCGCCGTCAGGCTGCTTCATGCGTGTGGTGATGATTTTTTTCTGAATCTTGATCGGTTTCTCCAGAAGATCATCGCGGTATTCGTGCAGCCAATTAAAACATCCCTGCAAGTGCCGCTGATGCTTGTTGATCGTGGCATCAGATAACTTCTTAGCTTCGCACGCCTGCACAAACTTTTTATTCAGTTTGTTATCCCAGGCAGCAAGCTCAAAGTCTCCGACAATATCGATCAGCTTCTGGAAGGTGCTTTCATAGGGTTGTGTGTCACCTGACCAGATTTTTTCATTAAGATAAATCTGCGATGCAGCACTGAACCTAGTCGGGCTTACCTTCTTTGTGCCATCTTCATACTTCAGCAGCGCTTTCTGATACCTCTCTGCCAGCAGCAGGCTCACTTCCTGTTCCGACAGGCTCTCTAGTTCCTTGAGAAGCGCCAGCGTTGGGCGGGCGGCCGGCTTCCCCTCTCTGTGGATATATCCGACTACCCGATTGCGCGCTTTCTCCACCTTCCAGCGTTTCTTGGGTCTGCTCATTTTGTTTCCTTTCGTAAAAGATTAATGCTTCTTTCGCTACAGATCGCATTTGGTTTACTGTCATCGAACCTCATTTCTTAGCTATTGTCTCCAGTGCAGCTTTAAAGACATTTATGATTTCCCGCTGATCTTCTAACTGCTTTTCTAAATCGATAATCCTTTGCTTCAAAAAATCAACCTCTGACTTCTCTCCAGCAGTTTGTTTACCGTCAAACAGATCGCGCAGTGCTGCGATATATTTAGCGCTAGGTGAGTTCTCACCTTTTTCCCAGCGGTGTACGGCGCTGTACGGCGCGCCAAGTTTTTTACTGACATCCTGTACTGTTAATCCTAAAGCCATCCTAGCTTCGCGGATTTCGTTTGGTTTCATAAATTTTTTTTTATAGTGGGTAATTGAACCACAACACCTCAGTTTTTTAATGATGTCCGTGTAGTGCGACTAACATCAAAGTACATTTAGGTGGTGGGAGTTGTAATTTTACATAAAATGCACAGGCAAACAGCCATGTGAAAAAATAATTTATTTCAGTTGATGGTGGAGGATGCTTCATAGCCCATGCACCCCTGTCGTAGTTATAGTCTTTGCCGTTATTCATGGCCCCACCTTTCCGTTCCCTTCCACGCTATATTTGCTTTTCTAGTCCACTCTGCACCAGTGGTTT